GTTTCTTGCATCCTTTTCTCAAATTTTGTAGTTTCCTTCCATCCATAGGACAGAATTTACCAACAGGAACAGTACCATATTTCACTCCAAAGCCGCAACACTGAATATTAATACGGATACTGTTAAGGGTTACGTTGTAACNGTTTCTTGCATCCTTTTCTCAAATTCTGTAGTTTCCTTCCATCCATAGGACAGAATTCGCCAACAGGAACAGCATCATATTTCAATCCAAAGTTGCAACACTGAATATTAATACGGATACTGTTAAGGGTTATGTTGTAACCGTGTACACACTTTATACACCTACGTTTCATTGCTGCCTCCTTTCAGTAGCTCGGGGTTATCGTGTNCGTATACACACTTTATACACCTACGCTTCATTGTTGTTTAATTTATATATTGTTATTATCTTCATGTTCTAAAATGGCTCATCCCTATCTTTCATCGGAGGGAAAGGGAAAGCCTGTTCTGTAGGTGTGATTGGAGCTGCAGGAGGCGTTTCCTGTTCCTTTGCAGGAGCAGCTTCTTCGGTAAATGTTCTACGGAAGTCGATGTTATACAATTCCATAAACTTATCGTAGTCGATGATAATTGCGCTGGTAGAAGTACTTCTTGGTTTGCGTACTTTGACAACTGTTTCCTGATCATCGTTTCTTGGAACCTCAATGGTTTCTTCCCATGTAAAGCGGCGCGAAGGAACAGTGCCAATATAAGAGGGGTGGCTTCGTAGATTCTGCTCCAGTGTGGAGAGTGTGCTTCCTTCTGTATTGTATCCTCCACGGTCGAAGATGGCGAAAATGGCACTCAAGCGTAAGAATAGAACGTTGGTACCTGGTTCGAAGGTGAAGGTATGTTTATCTCCACGAGAGTCTTTACCTGTAACATTCTTCGGTTGCTCAATGAGGAACTCGCGACCTTCAACAACCTGCTTGGTATCTATCATGTTGTTTACAGCTGTAAAGAACATAGCCAGCTTATCAGTGCTGCGAATAAGTGAGAGTTGGAACTTTATCTTTTCCTGTGCTATCTTAAAAAAGTCGGCATAAGAAAAAGGAAGCTGCAGGTTGGAATATTGCTCGATGAGCTTTACAGTTCCCAAGAATAAGGAAGCTGTCTTCATCAGACGATCCATTTCGCCTGAGTTGATAACATCTTGTTTCAACTCATTGTATGCTTCCTGCTTTAATAGCCGGAAGTGGTCCATAAACATAGGTCGTAGCTTCAATATCTGCAGGAGGACATTTGATAATCCTACTTTGTTGGGGTCTTCTATGTTTTTGAGTTCCTCAAATATTCGCACTTCCTCTGGAGTTCTGTTGCGAGGTTTCGGAACTTCACATACGATGACACGGCTCATCAGAGCATTGTCATCGCGCTGTGGCGTTTCCTGCCCACATATAATGACGGGGGCGAATACTTTGTCGTTTTCGATTTCCCTTCCTGATGTACCTCTTCTCTTCTGCTTACCATCGCCGTCGTAAACGATACCTTTCAAAGCTTGAAATTTCGTATCGCTGATGTCCTTGTTATTGTACTCATCGAGTACAACAGGCACGTCCTTAAACGTTCCCATAATAGTGGACATCGCAGCGTCTGTACCCGTATTCAGATTGAAAATTGGAATATTTGGTGATATGAATAAAGAACGAATTGAAATTGCTATCTGCGTTTTACCCGATGACATAGGACCCATAAAAAACGGAGCTGTGAACAAACGGTCTATACAGTGTATGTTGCTTCGGAAGGCACACATAATGGCAAATATGATAGCCCATTTTCCATTATCGTTGATTTTATACACCTGATCCATTAAGGAAGCCCATTTCTCAAATGACACCCTTTTGTCTGCAGGCACTTCTTTGTAGACCAGTTGGCTTATGAGTTCGTATTTGTCTGATTGTTTTCCGCTGCCTGCGTAGATAGTCGAGAAAGCTGGAAGGTAATAGTTCTTCTTGTTATGGGTAACGACACCCAGTTCATTGACAGGGTCAAATCTCCATTGGTCATCGACATTGTGGAATATGCCATTCGCAAAGGAAAAGAATTGTTCATCGGTCTTTCTGCTCATACCCTCGCTCTGTTGGTTCCCATAGGTTTTAACTTCCGAACACATTACGAAATGCCTACTCATATATGTCTTGATGGCTTTCCATTGCCATTCTTCACCGTTGAAGTTTACGGCTTCATAGTTGATAAGCACCTCCTCTATCGATGACATCTTTAGCATAGCCTTTGAGGGTATCTCTATGTAAATGGGTGTGTCGTAGTAGCGGCGGTTGATACGCAGAACGCGTTTATTCTGCTCGAAATCATCAGAGAAAATGTGCAGCAATGGTGTCATAAAGAAGTCGGCTACCTGTGTCATGCCATTGCCGTTCTTGTTTCGGAACATATAGCATACAGGTTCACTCTTTTTATTAAGGCGAGGGTAATAGTTACATTCTCGCCACATCTTGCGGTACTCCTCATTCTCTTTAACGTAATCGGGAGGCTCGTTCACATCGAACTCTTCATCTGCAAGGTTGTCGTTTAGTTGATTTACTTTCAGCGTAGATTTACGTTTCTGGACGAAAGGCTTTCGGATTTCGTCGAAATCACCCTTACTGAGCTGCAGGGCAGAACAGTAGTCTTTGCGCTTTATAGTAACAATGCTCTCTTCCACATAAGAAGTGAGCTCGATGCATCTTTTTATAAGTGGGGCTTTATCGCCCAAATATTCTCTTAAGAAAGGTGCATGCAGCGCAATATAATAATCTACAAATGAACCTGTAGCATCATTATGAGTGATTTGTATGTTGATGCCGGAGCGAAACATCTCTGCCAACGTGTGTAGGTAATCACTCTCCTCACCATCTGCATTGATACTGCAACCTGTCTCCGAAGTAATAAAGTAACAATACACACGGCGGATCTCCTGAATGTCATTGTTCAGTGGACGACCTGCCACATATACGATAGGTTCTTCTCCATATTGGTCGAGGAAGTCCTGCATCACCGATGTCAGAATAGCAGGGCTGTCTTTTTTTATGTTTTCTT